AGATGATTGGATAATTGTTGAACCTGAAGAAGGAAAAATTTATATAAAGATTGGTTCTGGTAATGACTCAAATCATAGTTTTCGTTGGAGCGGTAGTGATCTTATTGATTTAGATAAAAATTGGTCTGATAGGATAAATACTCTGGAATTCAAGACTATGACAAGTAATTTAGGAACTATTACAAATCCTCTTGATTTATCTGAATCTACAAGTACTTCATCATTTACTCAGTTATACAGATATCTTAGCCAAAGAAATAAATCTTCATTGATTAATTTGCTTTGGTATTATAATGGTGCTACTTATAGTTCTCCTATAATTGATGTAGATCCTATTGAAAGAACTTTTGCAATATATAATCAAGGGTACTTACAAACTTATAAAGTTCTCAAAGAAGATGATAATTATAGTCTTGTAAAAGTTAAGGAATTTCCTGATTTTGTATATCTTGATTACAGCACTGTAGGGTCAGTTTTAGATGATAATACTATTGAACGGATAAGAAACGCATCCATAGTTTTAGTAAATAGTAATCTCTCTATGCCTAATATTAAATATATTTATAATGTTAAATTAAAAACTAATACATATTTGCAATTTATAAGAGTTAGTGAATTAAGCAATAGTGAAGATCAAATAGTCTATCAAGACTTGTCTGTAAATATTGGTACTAAAAAGTGGACCATTGCTACTAAGAAATATACACTACCTTATGGAGCTTACACTTCTTTTGGATTCACAGGTAAATCCTCTGTTGCTGTTAATCAAGAAGTAGCAAGATTAGTTAATATGAACTCTTATAATATTACTTCTTCTGATTTAAATAAAGTACATAGCGGTGATAAGTTAGAGAATATTAAGAATGCTACCTTCCTTATATTGAATGAAGGTGGTGGTAAGACTAAGATTTTTACAAGAGGTTATACATCTGCTTCTACAATATACTATAATTGTGTAAATAATAGTGGGTCGGCGAATTATATTTTATTGAAAACGGGCTCTAATTTATTGTCGTCTGTTGAACAAGTTTCTTTTGATGATATAGCGTTTTCTAATTATATAAACCAAGGTGGTACCAAAACTAATAAAAGTTCAATGTATAAGGAGCTTGCTGCTCAACTTACAGAAAATACTTATGTAATAGATTCGTCTAAATTAAATACTGTTCTGACTGATACAGAAGCTTCTTCTGTTCAAAATGCTACTACTCTTATTATATCTAATAGTAATACAAACAACCTTCTTGTTTTTAAAAGAGGATATATAGGTAATGAGGAAATATATTTTACGAATATTAATTTAGTGAGTGGAGGTTCTTTAAGTATTAGCAGAATTATATATAATACTACTACTAAAACTTGTTCTAATATTGCACTTTCTATAGTTGACCCGTATGTGTGGTATATCGGTAATGGAGGAGACAAATCAAATAAAAATGATTTTATTAATATTAATAAGGTTTTATACAATAATACTTATATTATAGATAAAACATTATTAAATACTACTATTTCTGATACTGCTATTCAAAATGGAATTAAAAAAGCTAATATATTAGTTGTTAAAGATTCTACTGACAGTAACTATAAAGTACATATTAAAGGGTTTGTAACTTCTAATATGATTTATTTCTTTAATCTACAAAATGCAAATGCTGATAATATAACAGCTACCAGAGTATTATTTAACACTACTACTAATTTGTTAAATAGTGCAGACGTATATTTACAATCTGCTTTCAATGCTTATAAACTTGGTGGTGGCACTAAATATACTACTGAAACAGCTTTTAATACAGCATTTGCAGCAGCAATAGATGCTTATACTTCTACAATATAATTAAATAATATATGTATCAATATAGAACTGGACTAGGCCAAGTTTGGGTGGGAACAAAACTCCCACCCTCTCCTAGTACTAATATAATTTGGTTAAAACCTTCTGATGATAAAAGAGTACTTTGGGAGATTAGAACTTTCAATATTTATAAAGAAGAATGGGAGGTACTTACTAGTGCAGCTCTTACTGCAGAAGGATTATTAAAGCGTATATATTCACTTGAGAAGAAGGTAGATTCCTTAGAAGAATTAAAAGTAGTACTCTACGATCAAGTACAATCTCTTACAGAGGATGTTAATGAAATTAATCAAATTTTATTCACTCAATACACCTCTTTGACAATGAGTCGTACCCCAACTTTATTCGAAAAAGGGGTCTCAACGCAGGTAACACTTAACTGGTCTACTAAGTTTAATAATCAAGAAATTGAACCCGATTCTATCTCTGTAAAGAAAGGTAGTCAAGTTCTTACCTCTGATAAAACACTCAAAACCATTAAGGATTCAATTTCGGATACCCAAGTATATTCTATGACGGCTGTGATTAAAGGTATTACCAAGACTGCTTCAGTTACGGTTAGTGCTTATTATCCAATGTATTTTGGGGCATCTATAAAGGACTCTTTAGTATCATCTGATATTCTATCTCTTACCAAGCAGCCTATTAAAGCGTCCCCTTCAGGCAATGTTACCATTGAAGTTGAAGATAACGAGTATATTTGGCTGTGCGTTCCGTCGAATATGACCATTAACAGTGTGAAGTCGGGGGGCTTCGATGTACCTATGGCTGCTCCTATAACGGTTGTTGTTAATGGTAAGGGGAACTACAAGTGTTATAGAAGTGCTAATAAGTTTGTAGCTGGTACTTTTGTTGGTGTTATAGCATAATTTTTGATTATCATGGAAGATTATATTAATATTTATGGTCTACTTTTTGCTAAGACTGCTGATGGCAAACTTGCATTTACAGGTCAGATTTACGACAAACAGCTACAAAAGTTTCAGTCAGACATCAATAAGGCAACTCCCCAACTTAACGAGGAGGGTAAGCTACCTATTGATCTACTTCCGGAACCGCTTCAAAATGTTATATCATCTAACACAGTCAAAGGTATTGAAGTAGTGCAAGGCACAGCTCCTATGCAGCAAGATAATATCTTATATATAGAGTTAGAAGAAACTACTACATAGTTATGAGTCATAAGATAAAGACTATTACCTTTAATGGTAAGACAATAGCATCAAAGGATAATACTCTTATCAAGAGGGTTATCTTTAACGGAGTAGTAATATGGCCTTACTCTCCTCCTGTAACATCTGATTTAGTTATTGCTACTTATGATGATGGAACATGTAGTCTTTATGACGAGACTAAGGCAGGCCATCTAGCTGAAAAATCTTCTTCAAAAACTAATTCTTCTTTGTGGACTATACGAAGAGTTTTATATAATGGTGAAGAACTATGGGCTAGGCCAAGTGAAAAAGATTATTTAACTATTGAGAAAGAACATGTTATACTCAATGCACTTAATCATTGGTCCGATACTAATACAATATATACTAATTTAACATTTACAATTAATTAACAATTATGGCAGTTACTAAACAAAACATTTCTGTTAACCCTACATCTGGCTCGGGTAATACTACTCTAACTTTTACAGCAAGTCCCGCTAGTTTAGGTAATCGTGTTGCTAAGAATGCAACCTTCACAGTCACAGCTCCGGGTGTTTCCCCGAATAAAACAATCACTGCAACTCTTGAAGCTGCAGCTGAATTTGTGTCGTTTGATGATGGAGCTGAAATGGCTGTTGCCAAGGGCGGAGGGGCTGTAGTTATTACAGGTACTTCCAACTCTGATAAACTTACTTTTACTAAAGGATCTGGTTCTGTTATTACAGCAGATATTACTTCGGTTAAGTATAAGGTTAACACATCTACAGATGTAACCAATGGTGTTGCTATTGCTGGCGACCCTGGTGCTACAGCTAAGTACACCTTTGAGCTGACACTTACCGCTGCTAATAATACGACTATTAGTGAACGTACACAGCAGATTATAGTTACTTCTACAGGTGGCAAAACTGCTACTATTCAGCTTAAGCAGGCTTCTGGAGATGCTTATCTTAACCTTTCTGCTGCTACCATTACGGTTCCGCAGACTGGATCTGTTACCGTCGACGTTACTACCAACACAACGTTCACGGTATCCTAATAAATTAGGATTATTAGTAGGGGGGGGGGGTAAACTGCCACTCCTCCCTATTTTAACTTAGTAAAATTGTATTATGAGTATCCAGACGATTTCAATTCCTTGGTCCACAGATGCTTCAGATTCTATTCATCTTCAGTGGGATGACAGTAAGATTACTGGAGGTAGTTTAGTTACAATCTCTACAGGAATTACTTCTGATTATAACCATACTGGAGAAGATAGAGAGAAGACTGTAACTTTTCGTACAACAGGAACTTCTGGACCTCAAGCATCAAAAACACTTAAAGTTATTCAGACATCTGATAACTTAATAATAGCCACTTATACAGATATATATAGTATATACTCTGAAAATAAAACTGGTTTTTAATTAAATAATATATTAGATATGGCAAATGTTTACAAAGATATTTCTGAGTTTGTCCAAAAGGTTGCTGCTACTGGTAACGAGGAATTTCAAGTCTCCGCTACAGAGAAAATTACTGCCCAACAAATAGCCGATCTTGCTTCTGTTGAAGGGGCCAAGTATGTTGTTGTCACTGACTTTAGGACTAACTCATGGACTTTAAATGGTCAGAGTATAACGTTTAGCACCGATATAAAAGTTGGAGAACTCGTTACTTTTGAAAGTGCTAAGGCAGCAGCAAATGGTCCTGATGTAGCTCTAGTGGGGTACGCTATAAAAATAAGTTCTCTCATGGCTTTATATATAGGTACGGACACTAATAATAAGGTTAACGGTACGCCAATATTGTACGTATTTAAGTCCGCGGGTCTTTACAATACTTCATGGCAAAAATTGCCTGCTGATGAGGCAGGTGTTCCAGTTGGAACTACTCTTTGGGAAGGAAGTGTTCAATTAGGCGATGACAGTCCGGATATGTTTGACTTTTCTAAAAGTTTACAGAGCGGAGATTTAATCACAGTAATATATGATTTAATGGATCCTAGTAACCCTAACTTATATTTTGTTTCTGGCATTGACGTTAATCGCGCCTTTAATTTCAAAGTAGGTGAATCCCTATCAAACATTAAGTTTAGTGGGTTTTATAACAGTGGTGGAACTAATTCAGAGGTAATATCCGATGTAGGGATAATGAATGTTAATTGTACAGAAAGTCAATTAACTATAACAGTAACAGGTGGTGAATCTTATCCTATCGGTAGCAGGATGACGGTGAAGAGGATATATAAATCTGCACACAATAAGGTTTGATAATTATGTATCATTATATAAATGGATTTGGAAAAATTTGGGTAGGTATCGAACCCCCTCCCGAAGAAACTCTTAATACTACTTGGTTACGTCCTACAACTAGTGATTCTCCTTTATGGGAACTACTAGCTTTTGATTGTAATCAAGGTAAGTGGGTTTTAGTAGGAGGTCAGGGTGGAGGTACTCCCGAAAATTTTGAAGCTACTGTAGATCAAGTAGAATCTACTAGTCAAGCCGACGCCTCTGTAACATTAGATGGGAATATCTTCAAATTCCGCTTTGGATTACCAAAGGGATCTGATGGTACTAGTATTAGAATAAAGTATTCGAAGACTAGTACTTCAAATACTCCTCCTATTGTTGTTAAGGACAATCCCAACCCAGGTTCTATCTGGGAAAATGTAGTTCCTATTCATACTACTTCAGATAGTATTTGGTCTATTACTGCAACCTTTAAAGATACAGTATTAATAGGTGAGTGGAGTGATCCCCTTCTTATGACTGGTACCAAAGGAGATAAGGGTGACCCAGGAGACCCTGGGCCTGAAGGTCCTAAAGGGCCTGCAGGAAGTGTTCCCAACTACAAAACTTATGTCTATAAGTTAAGTAGCTCTAAACCTGAACCTCCTACTGGTACAAATCCCAATCCTGAGGGATGGGAAGACTATCCTACTACTAGTGGTAATTGGTGGCAGTGTATAGGTACTGTTACAGGATCTACAGGCCTAGTATCGGAATGGTCTGAAGTATTACCTGTAAATGGTCGTGATGGTACTGCTCAGGATGGTAAATATACTGAAATGCGTTTTGCGGTAAATTTCAGTAACATTACCCCTCCTCCTCTTGATAAAACTATGAGAACTCCTACAGGATGGTCTACAACTCCTACTGTCAAAGCTACTCAGGAATTTATGTAGATGATTGTAGCCACAATTAATCCTAATGATACCTTATATACCAATTGGTCTACTCCTACTGTTATTAGTGGAGAAGCCGGTCCAGAAGGGCCACAAGGTCCTCCGGGAAAAGATGGGAAAGATGGAGCTACTGGACCAGCTGGTAATCCTGGCCCTGCTGGTAAAAATGGTGTATCAGGAATTCCTGGAGTAGGTATTGAAGTACAGTACTGTCTTGGTACAGAATCTACATATACTGGTAGTACAGATTTAGGATCTAATAGGAATCCGACTGGATGGAGTACTAATGTGCCTACTGTTACTGAAGCTAATCCTTATATATGGTTTATACAGGCTCGTATTAACTATGTAGACAATTCTGACAGAGTTGGTTCTGTAGATGGAGCATGGTCTATCCCTGCTAAACTAAGTGGTACTAATGGTTTAGATGGAGCTCCTGGTCAACCTGGATCTCCTGGTGCGAAAGGTCAGATTGTTTATCCTGAAGGTATTTATAATGTAAATACTACCTATTTATGTGATGAACATAAGGCTCCTTATGTATACGACCCTGTAGATGCTAATTACTATCTGCTAAATAAAATTGGTTCATGGACTGGTACAGATCATAATAACCAAACTCCTAGTGCTGATACTAGTGGATCATGGTTAAAGATAGAAGCTGCTGAAGCTATATTTACTAAGATATTACTTGCCGGAACTGCATTAGTAGGGTCTGCAGTATTTGTAGATGATTGGATGTTTAGCCAGCAAGGTATTGATGCTAATGGTCAAATTTCTACTAACTATGAAGCATTTGAGCCTACTAATCCTACTGCTGGAGTATTTACTCCCAATATAGCATTTAACTTTAAAACTGGAGAAGGATTTTTAGCAGCTGGTAAAATTAGGTTTGATGCTAGTGGAAATATTACAGCGGATAACTTAGTAGCTAGTAATATTTCTCTTACTGGTAATATTCGTCAAGAATTACAAGAGATTTTCTTGTCAGGATTAGATGCTAACATTCACTCCCTTAATGCATATACCACAAGTGATGCAGACGCATCAACTACACTATTGATAGCCAAATCAAATGGAGTATTAGATAATGCTTCTATTTATAGAGGAGTTATATTGAATGTATCAAGAAGTGCTATTATTACTGTGAATATTCATAGTAGCTCCGTGTGTAAATGTGGAGTAACATGGGGAGATCATTCAGTAAACTTGACAAGTATTTCAATACCTCCCGGAGCCGTTTTTGAATATTATTTTAAGCCTTTAAATACTTTAACAGTAAACAGTAAGGAAGTATATTGGGGTACGTTTTATGTAGCATATCCTTCCCTAGTTAAACTAGCGGATCAGAATGAAAATACTACAGGAGCTATAAGAACAGCCCTTACTTCGTAATGAGATTATGAGATGGAAAATAATAGCAATTCAAGGATTAGTAATACTAGCCCTTGGTGGGATATGCTTCGGAGCTTATAATAAAATTAATAGTTTACGAGAAGAAGTCTCTGCGGCATATACTAATATAAAAGCGTATGCGGCAGAGAACGATTCTCTTACTAATGAGAAGAGAGCCTTTAAATTTACGATTGAAGAGCTTAAATCAAGTAAGGATTCTATTAATAAGAAGTTATTAGAAGTTCAAAAAAGGCTCAAGATTAAGGATAAGGATATACAATATTTAGAATATCAACTAAGTATTGTATCCAAAAAGGACACTGTGATTTTACGGGATACAATATTTCAACCTGATGTTAAGATTGATACTACTATTAGGGATAAGTGGTATAATCTTAGACTTGGATTAGAGTATCCTGATAAGGTAGTTGTAGAACCTAAGTTTAAGAGTGAACGAATCGTTGTAGGACATCTTCAAAAGGAGACTATTAAACCTCCTAAGAAGTTCTTCTTATGTAGGTGGTTCCAACGTAAACATAAGGTTCTATTAGTCGAGGTGGTTGAGGGGAATCCCTATATTTACTCCGAGACTGAGAGATACATTCAAGTAATTGAATAATGGATTGGCTTACATTGCTGGGCGCTTTAGGAGTGTCTAACTTACTCTCTATATTTGTTACCTGGAAACTAGGTGGCAAGAGAACTTCAGATGCTAATGCTACTCTTGTTGAGATAGAAACTCTTGTTAAGATGCGAGAGTTCTACCGAGATGAAATAGCACGCCTCCTGAAGGTTAATGAAGAACTTCATGCAACAGTTAATGATCTGTTACAGGAGCTTAAAGAGGCTAGAGGGAGAGACTACTAATCGTTCAGAAATCCCTTAGTTATGGAATTACTCTTACAGCGTACTGATAGACAAAGCTCGTATACAGGCGGGAAGCTTTACGTAAATGGAGTATACGAGTGCGATACCGTTGAAGATACTGATAGAGATAAGAATTCTAATGGTATTTTTGATGGAGATGAGAAGAAGGTTATGCACGAAACGGCTATACCTAATGGCAGATATAGAATTACACTAGTAAATTCTCCCAAGTTTAGTCCTAAGGTAGATAATAGGAACATGCCTCTGCTAAATAATGTTCCTTCATTTACAGGTATATTAATACATTGGGGCAATAGTGCAGCCGATTCTTCGGGCTGTATCTTAGTTGGAAAGAATTACTTTGGTGGAAGAATATCTAATAGTAAGGTAGCCTTCTTAGCTTTACTAGATAAATTTGACAAAGCTATAGCTGCTGGAGAGCAGATATGGATTACTGTTAAATAGGAAATAAAGTAGTAGTTATTGGTATAATCTATTAGCTAATTTCTAAAAGTGTTTTATATATCAAAAAATATTCATATATTTGCATTAATCTATGTAAAGAGATTAACTAATTAGATTAAAAAATTTTGGAGAAGTATGGAAGAAACTTTATCAATGGATTTACTCAATGCGTTCGATGAGGACGCTATTGATATTACAATTGAGGAGGACGAATTGGAGTTTAATTCTCCAGGAGATGAGCCTCCTGCAAATACCAGTACAGATGCGGACCCTGATCCTAAAGGGATCTTTAAGGGTAAGCAAGAGGGCGGAGGTGCTGACAATGAGGAAGGAGAAGATCCTGAATCTAGCTCAAGCGGGGAAGATACCACGGACAAAGATCCTGGCGATAAAACTTCTCCCAATACACCAATACTTGCTTCCGTCGCACTGGCTTGTTACGAAGATGGTATTTTCCCGGACTTGAGTGAAGATGAGATCAAGGAGATTAAGGACAGTGAATCATTTGCTGCTGCTTTAAAGAAGCAGATTGAAGCTGGGTTAGATGCTGAACAGAAGCGTATTCGAGATATGCTTAATGTAGGTGTAGAACCCGATATCATTCAGCAGTATGAAGGTGCTATTCAGTATCTCTCTGGCATCTCTGAAGAAGAGCTAGAGGCTGAGTCTGATGATGCCGAGGCACTTCGTAAGAAGATTATTTATAGCGATTTTATTAATCGTGGCTTCAAGAAGGAACGTGCACAACGCGAGGTCGAACGCTCTTTTAATGCTGGTACAGATATAGAAGATGCTAAGGCAGCTCTAGAGAGTTGTCTAGACTTCTACAAAGAAGAATATAGTTCGGTTGTTGAGGAAAGGAAAGCTAAGGCTGCAGCAGATAAAGCTGCCCAGGAGAAACGACTTAAGGAGTTTAAAGCTAAGGTTCTAAATACTGAGAAGCCTTTTGACGGGATTAACTTAGATAAAGGTACTCGGGAAAAGGTTTATAATAACATGACCAAGGCTAGCTATAAGGATGAGGCGGGTAATATTATGACTCCTATACAAAAATATATTAAGGAGAATTCCTTAGATGCTCATTATTATCTTTCCTTAATGTATACTCTTACTGATGGCTTTAAAAATATTGATAAGCTTGTAAATCAGAAGTTGACTAAGGCTAAGAAAGGTGCTCTTCGAGAGTTAGAGCATAAACTCAGCAATACGAGAACTTTGGATGATGGTAGCGTTAACTTTAATATGGAGCCTGAGGAAGCATCCTTTGACTTCATTGATAGAATTGACGTTTAATTAAATTAATAAATTATGCAACTAGGTAAATTTCAAATGAAAGCCTTCACTTCGTGGAAAGGCTTAACCCGAGATAACCACATCGGAGCAATTTTTGGTCGTGCGCCTCAGAAGGCTACTAATATCATGGTACAGCTTCTGGCTCAGCACCGTGGTAAGAGCCTCGATAGTTATCTCCAGAGATTCCCTGTTAAGTACTTTGAGACGGATGATGAGTACACATGGGAAGTTATTGGCAGCTCGCGTCGTAATATTCCGATCATTGAGGCTCGTGATATGAACGATACTCCTCTGACGAATGTAGGTGCTATGGCTGGTGAGAATGGGCAGCCCTTTAAGGTTGTCTTCCCCGAGGATTGGTTCGCTAGACCCAGAGTAGCTTAGCTACCAAAATTGGCGCTTTATACAGTAATGTATACTGAAAATTGGGCAAAATCGGTGAAGGCCCCTATCTTAGTCCTACATTAAGATTGGCTAATACCGAGCTAACCTATTAAATAATATTAATAGGTAGTGTAGAGAGTAGAAGATGAACCTATGCTAGGCATTATCTACATTATTACAAATGATATTAACAATAAAGTTTATATAGGACAAACAATTCAGGAGTTACAAAAGAGGTGGCACAGACATTGTCAAAAATCTTGCTCTAATGCTGAAGAGAAGATGGCTATTAAGCAAGCTATTCTAAAATATGGTAAAGAGCATTTTAAGATTCAAGAATTATGTAAGTGCCCTGTTGAAGAGTTAAATAATAAAGAAATTTATTATATCAATCTATACAATTCTTATAAGAAAGGTTATAACTCTACCATCGGAGGACAATCTTCAACAAAGCCTTTAAAGTTAATTTCAGAACAGGAACCTATAATAGAACTTTATAAATTAGGATTTTCTCTAAGAGAAATTGCTAATGAATATCAAGTAGATAAGGCTACTATTAAACATATTATTGAGATAAATAATATTCCAATTAGGACCATTAGAACTTATAAATTTTCAGCAAAAGATAGACTAAGTATTTTAAATGCATATAATAATGGGGTTCCTAGAAAGCAAATTATGAATGAATGGAATATTTCTAAAAGCTATTTATCTCAACTGATAAGTGGAAAGCGTAGAATATAATTCTTCCAAGAGTGTCCAGATCCTAAATATTAATAGGATTAAAATGTACTCCGAACTATAGAGATAGTAAATCTATAGAGCTAGAGGATAAAGAGCCTCTAGGATAACAAATTGGATGGTGAGGTAATCGTAGGTGAGCTTAACGAGGTTTATCCCCTGCGTATCCTGGGTCAGCCGAGACTTGAAGGTTCGAATGCAGTTTATACCGTAGAGCTTATGGGTGGTGTCCTTGGTGGCATGCCTATTTCGCAGCTTGTTGCTGGTAAGCGTTTCAGCTGGGAGTACGCTCCTGTTGAGGATACGATGTCGCTGGAAGTTGGTGATGTTCGCTATACGAGCTCGACTGCAATGCGTAACGAATGGTCGCACATTCGTATCCAGACTAAGGTTCCTGGAAACATTCTGGATAAGAAGCTTGCTGTAGGTATTCCCTTCGTTGATAAGGCTGGTAATAAGCAAGTAGCAAATTCATGGATTCACCATGTAGACTATAAGCTGGAGGAAACCTTCTCAGAATATAAGTCGAACATTATCATGTTCGGTCGCTCGAATCGTAATAAGAATGGTGAGTATCTGAACTTTGGTAAGTCCGGTAATGTCATTAAGATGGGTGATGGTATCCGTGCTCAGATGTCTGTAGGTAATACTCGTTATTACACTAAGTTTAGTCTGAAGACTCTTGAGGATGCTCTCTTCGAGCTGTCAGAGTCGAAGCTTGACTACTCGGATCGTACATTCATCATCGAGACTGGTTCTCGTGGTGCTGTACAGTTCCACAAGGCTGTCCTTGATGTAGTATCGGGCTGGACGGTATTCCAGTATCTTGGTGGTAATGCAGCTAACCCTGCTATTATCTCGAAGACTTCGAGCAAGCTGCATGACAATGCACTTAGCGCTGGATTCCAGTTCGTAGAGTACAAAGCTCCTAATGGTGTAACCATTAAGATTGAGGTTAACCCGCTGTATGACGATCAGGTACGTAACAAGATTATGCACCCGAATGGTGGTGTCGCAGAGTCGTATCGTTACGATATTCTGAGCATTGGTACTACGGAGGAGCCGAATATTCAGCTGGCTAAGGTTCGCGGTAAGGAAGAGTATCGTGGCTACATGTGGGGCCTGCGTAACCCATTTACGGGTGGCATGAACAACCCGTACATGTCGTATCCTGAAGACTCGGCTCAGATCCACAAGATGGCTACTCTGGGTGTCTTCATCCTGGATCCGACTCGTACTATGAGCCTGATTCCGAATATTCTTACGGAGTAATAAACTTTTATAGGTAGGTGGGAGTCAAATCCCACTTACCTTCATTTAAATTAAGGGAGAAGTTATGGATAAAAATTTTAGCAATATTGGTGATATTGATGTTGACACCTCGGTTGACGAGGTAAAAGTTGAGGTACCTAAACCTGTAAAGGGTCCTAAGGTAGATAAGAAAGGTGTAGCTACCATTGTAGAAGATGAGCCGTTGGTTAATTGTCTTAAGAATGAGAAAGTTATTGTACGGTGTATTCTTAAACCTACTGGTAATATTGACAAGCCTACTCACGCTCTCTATGGAGGTATGGCTGAAACCGCAGTTAAAATCTATACGCTACCGCTTCTGATGTCGGGTTCATATAAGAATGCTCTCACTAAAGCTGAGAAGAAGTTCTTAGAAATGGCTATGGGTCTTGAAGATAATGCACTATCTATCTATCGTAAGGAAGACAACTATTGGGAGTCGGACAATGCTATTGTAAGACTTGGTAAGATGGACACAATTCTGGATCTTTCTACCCCTGATGGTTATATTAAATATAAGATTCTGCTAGCTAATTCGGACACTATTGCTCCGAGTTTAGATGCTCTTAAAACCACTCCTAAGGAGACTTATAGATACGTACTTATCCGCGAGGGTGAGGAAGTTAAGACTCTTAATAAGGAGATGAATGTAGCTATGCAGGCATCCTTCGAGCTTGGTAAGTTCCTTGAGAACAAACCTGTACTGCGCTTCGCAGTTGAGACTCTTGAAGGTAAACCTGTTTCTGAGTCGAGTACTCTTGATTGGCTACAGGCTCAGGCGTTTAAGAATATGCAGAGTAATCCTAAGCTCTTCGTTCAGATTCTCCAGGATCCTTATCTTGAGACTAAGGTAATGATTAAGGATGCAATCTTTGCAGGTCTTATTAAGAAGCGTGGTGATCTTTACTACAAATCGGACAATACTCCTCTTTGTGAAGGTATGGATGATCCTACTATTGCAAATGCTGCTAGGTATATCAACGCTGTCAAGAATCAAGAGTATAAGTTAATGCTTGAGGCTAAGATCAAGGCTTCTAAGAAATAATTTACATTATGACTGCAGCGGAACTGATTCAGAAATTTAATCTACATTATGATAATATCTTAAGTGCAGCTGCACCAGGTCTTAATGAGTATGAAATATCATTATTCTTAACTCAAGCGCATAGAGAGGTTGTTTCAAGCTATTATAACGGTACTATGGGTGGTGATACCATCGACAGTACTGAAGCTGTTAAATCGCTCCTTCCACGTTATATTCTTACAGGAACAGCTGTTATTTCACAGCTTATTCCCAATCAGATTGAGGGGCTTAATTCCTATGTTATAGACTTAGATGCTAACGTACTTCAGCTATTAGCTGAGCGTATTAAAGGTCCTAATGATCCTACTTTAAAAACTCGTAATATAGTAGTTAAACCTGTTGATATTGATGAAGCCTATAGGCTTATGAGGAATCCTTTTAGGAAACCTTCAGATTTAAGAGTATGGCGTGTTGATGAGACTACCAATGAAGATACAACGGTACGTCAAGTCACATTAATATCTAATGAAGATCTTGTATCCAAAGAGTTTCAATACATTTATACTTACATGAAAGAACCTGAGCCTATTATACTAGTAGACTTAGATTCATCAGAATGGATTAGTATTGGAGACCTCTCTATTATGGGAGAGCGTAAGGCAAATGTTGATAAGGATACAGCAGCTCAATTAGGAGATAAGATCTCTCCCACCCTATGGGAGTTGATTATAAATCGTGCTGTAGAATTAGCTACACGCGACTATAAGGAGAATAGTTTGAATACACAAATTGCTCTGAATCGCAGAGTTGAATAATTTTAATTAATGTTATAATATGGCAAATTTTAGTGAAAATGCTGTACGGCAGGTTATCACTGCTAAAGCTGCAAGTGATGTAGATGTCATTGATGTAGCTACAGGTACTACTGCTACTGCTGGTGCTGAGAAATTTTACATCACGTATAAGAATGCTGATGGTCTTAAGATGCGCTCTGATATTATCGAGAAGGCCAAGATTCGTCAGTATGCAGCTAGGCCCTATAAAGTAGGCTCGCAACGTACTGTAACGATCAAGGTTGACAAGGAGGAGCTTGCTCCTAATACTGAGTATAGCCTTCGTGTTATGATCCGTGAGGTTATGTCGGGTTCGCAGGAAGATCAGATGGTAGGGGTTGTTTCATTTACTACGAGTTCGGCTACTGACGCAACTGCTCTTTCGAAGGAACTTACTGATGGTCTTGCAGAGCAGATTAATAAGATGTATGGTGTATCTGGTAAGAAGTACAATAAGTTGGACTGGCCTGTTCTTGAGGCCGTAGGTGAAACTGGTGGTACTGCAGATACTATTGTTATCAAGGAAGTTGCTGATAACCTGAAACCTTGGATTGTTGGTAAAGTACAGCTTCGTCCTTATAACTTCGACATCTATCCCAACCCTGTTCTTTCGATTTCATCGACTGGTAATACGAACTTTGAGTCGTTTGATTGGATTGACACTTCGGATGTAGATAAGGGGTTCTTTACAAAGACTGTAGGTGGTTCGCTTGGCCATGGTAATGGTAAAGTTGCCGCTGACCTAGAGTACTTCTATCACGGTGAAATTGGTGATTTCTATCGTATGAATAACTACCCGTTGAATATTACTACCAAGTATATGGTAGATCCAACTAAGGGTTATGATACTATAGATCTCGCATTCTTCTACAGAGGGGAGGCTACTTCGCCTCAGGCTTCGGAGAAACAGCTTATAATTCTTTGTGAATCTGAGCAAGCTGGAACTGGGGGGTCTCTGGAACTTGGAACTGTTGCATCCAAGTTGGATACTACTATTAAAAGTATCCTTGAAGCTTAATTTATAGTTTAGGGCAATTACTATAATTAAGTAGTATTTATAAGAGTTAGTGAAAGTTGATTAGAGTAATATTGGGCTACTGCTTACGGGCAGTAGTCCTATTACATATATATTTTGCGCGAAATATATTTATATTTAGTTCAATTAACTTTTAAAACTTTCACTAATTATGGCAGAATTTGCTTCTAAAGGCGTTGGTAATGCTGGTTTAACCCTTGGCATTATTGGTACTGCAGGCTGGTTACTTGGTAACGGTGGCTGCGGTAATGGTTTGTTCGGTGGACTCTTCGGTAGAGGAAACTGTGGCAATGGTCAGGCTGAACTGGTATCTGCATACCAAGCTGCTGCTGCTAATCTAGCAGCTGAAAAATATGCTGACAATGTTGGCATAGAGTTATACAAAGAAATTATCGCTCAGTCTAATAGAGCTGACCAGCGCCTCGGGGAATACTCGAATCAGCTGGCTCAGGGTATTATTAATCTTGACAAGAAGGTTGCAATGCTTGAAGCTACTCAACCTCTGGTTGCTGAGATTACTAAGCTTAAGTCTGAGAGATACACGGATGAGCGCACCTGGAATAAGGTTGAGGGCGAAATCCGGCTTCCCTACAAGGAGATTTGCTATCCGCCCTACCCGCAGGTAGCTGTTCCTGTTGGCAGTCCCTATGGTTACGGATGTGGAGCTAACACTGTAGTTCAGTAATTGAATCACAAATAATTTGCGATCATGATGGAACGAACGGTAATAACCAACTTCGGTGAGGGGACTACGTTGAATCAAGTTGTTGAGTTCAATGTATGTCTACCCACTCCAGCTAGGACTGACGTAGCACCTACGTCTACGTTAATTCCTACTATTCGTTATACTAGTGAGTTCACGTTGGATTCAACTACTTACTACTTAACGAAAGTAGACCTAGCTCTACAGGTAAGCTATACAGATGTAACTAACATGAGTAGAACCTTTACAGTTCATTCAAGTAATGCTGCTGTGGTACAAAGCTCTACGGTTCCTACCGTTGAGGATATTACCTCGGAGAAGATTATAGGAATGATAATCCCGCCTTGTGTATGCAAGGTTACGGAGAATGTAATTAACACTACTCCTACTGCAGCGATGCTAGCATCTAACAGAGGTTACTTCGTATATGCTGTATCTACGAAAGGGACGGCAACTCCTACTTCGTAGTAATTAGTAATCTTTACAACTATGTACGGATATCCAGCTGGGTCTCCTTATCAGAGCTTCCAAGCACCGTTGACTAAGGAGAATCAATTACGAATGTTAGAGGGACAGATAGAGGCGCTTAAATCTATGGGAAGTAGTACTCCTCAGTACTCGTTACTAGAGGAAATTAATACATTCTCATCTAACTTAACGGAGGATGAGAAGAAATTAATCGAGAAATCTCCTGAATATTCTGAGGCTAAAAGTAGCTTTGAGTCAGGGTTTATGAGTTTCCTAGGTAGTAAATTTAGCAGCGAATATGTTGCTACGCCTCAAGGAAAAGTAGCCGGAGAGCGGTTACTAGAAGTTATTAAAGATGTTAAGTCTAAGGCTCAGCAAGAGATTGCTGCTAAGCAAGAGAAGCTCCAGAAGGTAGCAGACTTGCTGGATAAACATCCTGAATTACTCGATAAAATTAAGTAAACCATGACTGACTTAGAGATATTAAAAGCCGCATTAAATTCGTCGATTAGGACTATAGCCACAAATTTAGGCTTTCCTTACTTAGCACCTGTTGCTATGTATGGTGCTAATAACTTACTTAGTAAGCCTAAGTATAAGTTTATCTTGGATGCCTTAACAGATGGTAATGACAATATCGACATTGAGTCGTTGTCTAATGCTCTTAAGGATACAATGCGTTCGATGCCTAATAAGCCGACCCTGCTGGGTATTACTTTTGGACCAGAAGACATTGACTTGTTTAAGAGAGAGTTCTTAAACATTAAGAGTAAGAATGCCTAGTGTAACTTTTATTCAGAAGATCAAGGAAGCCTTTACTCCTAATAAGCAGATTAAGTCTCTACTAGTAGAGATTATTACCCTTCAAGAAGATATGCGTGTGAGCTTATGCCACATAGATTCTTCACAGAAGGAGATGACTGAAGCTTTGAAGGATATTAAAGGTTGTATACTGAGTCTCAAAAGAGGTCATAGCGGTAGAGATAATAAGCACAAATCACTTAAATCTCGTAGTTATGATGAAGAAACACCTGCACGTTAAACTATCTGCAGAGTCAATACTTGAGATGATATCTGAAGCTGCTCATAGTGCTATGAAGAAAAGTCTTGAGGATCACTTCTTGAGTGAGGAAGAGTATAAGGAAATTATACATTCCAGCTCGCGAGATCTTCATGAACTCATTCGTGAGAACTTACATGGCACTGTAGAGTGCAAACTTCTTGATGTCATTAAGCTAATCGAAGCTTACTTTGAAGCCCGTGATATGGACGAAGAAGTACTTATGGTTATGCTTGACAAAAGCAGAGAGTAATTATATATCTAGTATGGAAATGGATTTCGAGAGAGTTATAACCTTCGTTAACGAACTTTATGGCTCATACTTTAAACTTAAGGAGATACATTGGAATACTTATAGTAAATCATTACATTTGCTCATAGATGAAATTAATGATGATCTATTAGAGTATGTTGATGATATTACTGAGAATATTATGGGTCTAAATGACAGTCGTTTTGGTTATGGCATTATCAATCCTAATATTCCAAACACTACAGATCTTAAGGAGATCTTAAAGGTTCTTGCCGCTAAGGCAGAGTATTTAAAGTCTGGTATGACTGCTGGAAGATATTCTGGTATAGTCAATATCTTAGATGATTTTGCTCAGACTATGAACCGTTACATCTACCTTAGTTCCGATAGATAATTACTAAAAATAATAGAAATTATTATTTTTTTACAAAAGTCCTTGGATATATGAAAAATTT